ATCCCTTTAGTCGAGGCTTTTTTATAAATAGCAGGACAACCTTAACAGGCCCGGCAAGAGATTGCTGGAGAGGTTGACCCCTCCGGGCGGAGAGGACAATCAACTCGAGAGCATAACAACCCTAGAAGGAGGGGAAGATGGCAGATACACAAAATGTAATATACGCACAAGCGTATAGCAGGAATATTATGCAGCTGGCACAGCAGAAATATTCCAAACTTCTTCCTGCGGTTTATACAAAACCGAATGTTACTGGGAAGAATTTTTTCCAAGACCAGATTGGCCAATGGTCGATGGAAGTTAAAGCAGGCCGAAACGTTCAGACCCCGAATAACGATCCTACGTTGGCCAGACGTATGGGAACGATGATCGATTATCATGATAACCGGCTTTTGGATAGAGGTGATGAGTTGCGATGTATATCGGATCCGAGAAGCTCCTATACTATCGCGGCCGCACAGGCTTTAGGTCGGCAAATCGATGATGTAATAATCGATGCTATGTTCGGGACAGCATACTACGGCGAGACTGGTTCGTCATCTATCACGCTGGGAACGGATGCGATATCCGGGATCAGCCATATTGCAGGAACTCCCGCGACGTTGACATTCGCAAGAATTAGACAAGCGAAAAGAATCCTGGATTTGGAGAACGTGGAGATGGAGGATCGATTCTTTGTGGTTGATCCTTACGGCCTCGAGCAGTTGTTAGGTGTTGAACAGGTTACATCCGCTGATTACGCTGCTGTCCGGGCGTTAATTAGAGGCGAGATTGATACCTGGATGGGCTTTACGTGGATCACTTCAACTCGGTTAGATGCATCGGGAACAACGACTACCTGCGGTGCTTTTCAACGCTATGGAGTTTGCGTGGCAATGGGAGCTGAGCCGTTGGTGAGAACTGATGAGAGGACTGATCTGTCTTATTCTTGGCAGATCTATTATGAGCTGAACATCGGTGCGGTTCGCCTGGAGGAGGCAAGGGTAGTTAAGGTAGATGTTAATAGCAGTTAGTTTTAATCGGCTATAGGCCGAGAAGGAGGTTTTAATGGCTAGTGCTTATCTTGCAGCAAATGTAACGAAGTATAACGCTGGTGGAGGAGGAGATAATAGAATCGCTGATGGTTATATTAAGACTGTTGAGAAGGTGTGGTTGGATAGTTATACTATCGTTTTCACATTAACAAAGACTACTCTTGATATAGCGATTCTGCCGGTAAATAAGAAGCTGGTTTCGATTGATATTCAGATTGAGACTTCAGCTTCTCAGACTAGCGGTTCTTTGGCATTGGGTTTCTCAACGGATGGTGCGTATGGGACAATTATGGCACAACAGGATGTTGCCCATAATTTAACTGTTAGCACGATTCGAGTTCCGGGAAATCCCGCGGGATTTGGTGCTGTTGCAGCAGCGTATGGCACAACTAAGCTTGCCGCTGTTCAGAAGGTTATTACTGGAACGCAGACTACGATCACACTTCAGTTTAATAACTGGACAATGACTACAGGGACTGTGAAGTCGGTAGTTCGTTACACCTAAAAAAATAATCTGGGGCGGGGGATTAAGTTCTTCCGCCTCAGAGGAAAAAAGGATTTAGATGGCTATTTCAAAGACAAGTATTTGTAATAAGGCATTGACTTTGGTGGGTGCTAATCCTATTGTAAGCATTGATGATGATTCTCAGAATGCCCGGATATTAAATAGAGTTTATGAGATTGCGTTAAAGAGTATCTTAAGCGAATGTAAATGGAATTTTGCCATCAAGAGACATACACTGGTTGAGTCAACAGAGACTATAGACTGGGATTATGATGATGAGGCATATGTGTATGTTCGGCCGGCGGATGTTGTTAGAATATTTGGAACTAATGATGATGATGCGGTTTGGCGTGAAGAAGGCGATTTGATTATTTCGGATACGGCGGCATTAGGAATAGCTTATGTTTATTATATGGATGTTCCGTCTAAGTATCCGGCATCTTTTGTGGAAGCATTCGCGGATAAATTGGCAGCTGAGATTGCATATCAGGTTTTAAATAGCGGGCCGATTGCAGAAAGAATGCTTAAGAAATACGAAGAGATTTCTTTACCGAAGGCACGATCTGAGAATGCACAGGTAGGAACGCATCAATATTTAAAAGATGATGCCTGGGAGTTGGCGAGACTCTCGAATGATCATCCGGATGCTTAGATGCCTAAAGTTGAATCTTATATTCGGACTACCGAATATAAAATCTTTTTCTCAATATCCAGAATTAAGATTTGATATAGCTAATGGTATAACACTTTGTATCGAATGCCATGAAAAAGTTCATGGTAGAAAAATACCAATATTAAAAACTAAAAAATATGAAAGTTGATCATATACAGACTTCTTTTGTCGGTGGGGAATTTGGCAATTCCTTAGTTGGAAGAACTGATGTAGCTCAATATGCTAATGCTTGCGAGATTGTTGAGAACATGCTTATTCGGCCATTCGGTTCGGTTATTTCTACACCGGGAACTCGCTATGTTAATGAATGTAAGAATTCTACAAATACCTCTAGCACGACAAGATTATTAAAATTTATCTTTAATCGGGCCGACGCGTATATTATTGAGTTCGGCCATAAATATTTTCGTTTTTATACGGATCAAGCAGTTGTAGTTACCACAGGAACGACACCTTTTGAACTTGCCCATACTTATACCGCAGATCAATTATTCGATGTTCATTTTGCACAGAAAAATGATGTTATTTGGCTTACACATCCGGATCATCCTCCGCGAAAACTTACTCGGCTGTCAGCAAATAACTGGACTATTGCTGATTTTACTTTTCTTGGAGGGCCGTTCTTAGATGATAATACAGGAGCGACTAAGCTGAGTGTTTCAGCTACATCCGGTTCGATTACTGTGACTTCAAGCACAGCGATATTTTCTGCAGATCATGTTAATGCTTATTTTAAGATTGGCGGCACTGCGGTTACTTCGGCAACAACGGGATTAGGAGTGCAGGGATATATTAAGATTACTGCGGTTACATCATCTACTATAGTAACGGCGACTGTTATGGCATGTTTGGATACGTCGGTAGCAACTACCGAATGGGCTGAGGGGGCATGGTCGGTTACGCGGGGATATCCAGCTTTTGTGGTTTTTCATGAGGGCCGGCTTTTCTTTGCCCGGACAGATTATGAACCGCAAGGAGTTTGGGGTTCTAAATCTTTTGAATATGATAATTTTGCTTTAGATAATCAGGAAGATGATGATGCGATTGATATTGAGCTTTCATCTAATGAATCAAATGAGATTAAATGGATGGCCTCGGGGGATTCTCTTATTGTCGGCACTTATGGGGCAGAGTTTGTGATTAACAGCGGAGTAGGTGATCCGATTACTCCTTCAAATATAAGTGCTCGAAGGCAGTCAACAATTGGATCGGAAGAGATTGATCCACAGAAAATTGGGAATTTTCTCTATTTCGTTCAAAGGATTGGAAGAAGATTAAGGGAATTATTTTATTTTTATGATACAAATATATATAAGGCAGTTGATAAAACTATCCTTTCGCCGCAGATTTTAGGAGATGGAATAGTTGATATGGCCTATCAGCAGTCGCCGGATACTATTCTTTGGTGTGTTCGAAGTGATGGTGTGATTGCAACATTGACTCGCGAGGTAGATCAGGAGGTTCAAGGTTGGTCGCGGCAGATTACCGATGGAGAATTCAAGGCAATTGCAGTTATTCCATCGCAGTCTTATGATTATGATGAGGTTTGGGTAGTAGTTGATAGAGTCGTTAATGGAGCAGTTCATAAATATATCGAGGTTTTCGAGAATCCTGAAGTTCCGGATAGACAGGATTTATGTTTATATCTCCATTCTGCATTAACATATAATGCTTATGATGAGACGGCCTCGCCGATAGCGACAAATCTTTCTTTATCGGTTACATCTGGAACAAGTGTAGTGGTGACTACTTCGGCGGCCTATTTTTCTACAGATGATGTGGGCCAACGGATTAGAACGATTGATGCTGATGGAGTGACACTGGGTGAGCTTGAGATTACAGCTTATACATCTACGACTGTGGTAATTGGAAAAATTGTTTATGCTTTTGATGCCTTAAGTTATACGGCCGGATATTGGGGAGTTTCAGTCGATACGATTTCGGGACTTGATCATTTAGAGGCAGAGAATGTTAAGGTCCTAGCTGATGGCGGTTTGGATGAACCGGCGAAGACTGTATCGGCTGGAATAATAAATTTGGAATATAATTATTTTGTGGTTTCTGCAGGATTGCCTTATGAACAGAAATTGAGAACGCTGCCGCCGGAGGCTGGTTCGGCGAGAGGAACTTCACAAGGTAAAATCCAAAAGATATATCAACTTAGTTTTAAAGTTAATCGGTCTTTTTCAGGATTTCAGGTTGGCGGGAATGATGATTTATTGGATCAGATAAACTTTAGAGATCCGTCTACATTAATGGGAACGCCGGAGGCTCTTTATACGGGAACAATACCGAATATTCTTTTTAGAGATGATTTTAGATATGGTTCGCAGGTTACGATTTTTAATGATGAGCCGTTACCGATGGAAATTTTAAGTATAATCTATCATATGGAGACATATGACAAATAAGGAGTTTTGATGGGTGCTTTGACTGCTGCTTTGATTGGATCAGGGATAATGCAGGCGGGTTCACAAATTGCCGCAGGAAAAACTGCTAAATACGAATATGATATTAATGCTATCGTGGCTCAACAACAGGCTGATATTGCTAAATATCAAGCAGATGTTTTTCAGGCTAAAAAAGGATTTGAAGAATATCGATATAATCGCCAAATAGCAAAATATTCGGGATTTATCCGGTCAAGAACGGGCAAGGCAGGAATTGAGATGAGCGGAAGTCCTCTGGCTTTTTTATTGGATACTCAGACGCAGCTTGAGATGGATAAGTTTACAGGCCAATATAATCTTGAGACACAGAGGCAATTCTCTTTGGCGGAGGCAAGAAATTATCAGATTGCTTCAAGGAATTATCGCCGGGCCGGAAAGCAGGCTTTAACTGCGGGATATATAAATGCGTTTTCGACACTTTTACAGACAGGATCTCAGGCTGGTTCAAGAATGAATTTCTCTGGTTGGGGACAGGCTAGATCTGCCGGTGCATATGAGAGAGCATGGAATCGAGCAGGATTAGAAGGAACAAGTCAAAGTAAAATTTTAGGATTTGATACAGCTAGATATGCGGGGAGGTTTTAATGCCTACATTACCACGTTATTATAGTCAAGAACAACCTACTAATCCGCCAGGCTTGGCAATTCCGCGGGCCGCGGGTGGGGGAGAACAGATTGAGGCTACAGAAAAATTAGCTGAGACTATTCAGAATGTTTCTCTTAAATGGGCGGAGGCTATAGATACAATGCAGTATACTACAGCAAAAGCTAATTTTGAGGTTGGTATGACAGAGATTGAAAATCGGGCTGCCCTGGATCCGGATTTTAATAACTCAAAGACTTATTTCAAGGAGATTGAGGATTTGCGGACAAAGTCTTTGGAGGGCTTCTCAAACAGAGCGATGAAGGACAGGGCAGCCTTAGAGTTTGATTATGGTTCGCGGATTGGAATTCTTAAGGTTGATAATATTTTCAAGAAAAAAATCATTGAGAATAATCGGTTTGAATTGGATCGCGGAGTGGAGGCATTATTACA